CTTGATTTGGTAGTGTAACCTCTTGCGTAATTGGTACTTGTCTAAAAATAGTTATTTTTGTAGTTGAAGCAATAGCTGATCCAGTTATTGGATATATAACATATCCACTTGATACGTTTACAGAGTAATTAGATGTTAATAACGTGTCAATTCCTGTTTCTATATCTGTTAAAATAATTTGCAGGTCGCTAGATTTGAATATTTTAAATGTAAATGGGAATTGTTTGGTTAATGAGTTTCCTATATATGTTATTTTATTGGAACTATTTGTAACTGTCATGTATATTCCTCCTTGTTTATTTATAATTATACAGTATAATCAATGAATTATACATGTAAATTTATTTGACAATACGTACCGAGTACGATATAATAACGAATGAGAGGTGATAATAAATGCAAACAACAGACAGGATGGAAATAAGATTACCAAAAGAACTAAAAAAAGAATTTAAAAAATGGTGTGACGAAACCGTTACAACTCCAAGCGATGAAATTAGACGGTATATTGCTAGATTAATTAAGAAAGAAGGTAAATAATATGAATGAATTATTAACAATAGGAAATAATAACAAAGCGGTAACTAGCAGTAGGAAAATTGCTAAAAATTTTGGTAAAGAGCATAAGCACATAATGGAATCAATAAGGGTATTAGAAACTCAAATTAGTACGGTCGAATTTTCGACCCTATTTGAAACAAGGAGTTACGTAGCTTCAAACGGAAAAGTAAACCCAGAATATATTATAAACAGAGACGGATTTACATTGCTTGCAATGGGTTTCACTGGTAAAAATGCTACCGAATGGAAGATGAAGTATATCAAAGCGTTTAATAGTATGGAAAAGAAATTAACAGTTATTTATGAAAATGAAGTTAATAGTAAAATTAAAGAATTAAATACCACATTAGACGAAGTAAAACAATATTACAGGTTTCCACATTCGGCAAAGATCAACTTTAACAAGCGTATAAAATCAAAGCTCGGCGAAGAATGTACAAAATCGGAAGTAGAAGACGTTAAAGAATATGTATTTACTTTATTGGCAATTGACACTTGGGAAGATTTGCCGTTAGACAAGCGAACTAATGTGATTGATTTAATTGATAGAAGATGTAATATTATTGTAAATACTCGTAAAAACTTATTTAATTGGGATAAAATGTAGTATAGTTTAAATAAAAAAAGGGGGGTGATTTTAGGTGAGTTGTTTAGTAGGATTGCTATGCAGTATAATAACAGTATTAATAATGCCATGGGGAAAGGTTGGCCCTTTATTTGGAGCGATAATGGCAACAGCGGTATTTTATATAGCTACTATATGGTGTAGTATTGAAATGGATGAAAATTAGAGAGCGAATTAACGCTCTCTTTTTATTTGCCTAATGCTTTTAAAATTATAGCATTATGTTTTATTTGTAATTCATCAATTTTAGATCTCTTAGTATCAGCATCTAGTTTTGTATCTGCTAAAACTAATTTAACCTTCTTGTAATTATCTTGTAGTTTTTCATTTGCCGTTCTATATTTTCTTAATTCCCCTGCAACTACTCCTTTCTTACCAGTTTCATCGTGTTCCTGTTCTAATGTTTTCATTTTGTCATAAAATTGTTCTGTACTTTGTGATAGTTTACCTGCATTTTTACTAAATAATGTTTTAATTACTGGTTGTTCTGTAAATTGTTTTGTAGGTAATTCATTTTTAGTACCAGATATTTCATTAATCATTTTATCAGCACCTAATACCATAAACCCTGCAAGACCGCCACCTATATTGGAAATTGCATTATCAATTAACATTGGAGATTTATTTGTTTTATCTCCTATTAATTTAGCTGTTTCGGATGTGTAAGAGTTAAATTGCTTGCTTGGTGTTGTATTTTTCAATGATTGCGGTACAATTTGTTTCTCTTTGAATACAGAGTAGCCACTAACCCATTCTCCAACCGTTAAGGCTGTAGTAGGAATTAAGTTAGGAACAAAACTACCACCAGTATTTTGCAAAAACTTTTGTATGCTTCTAGGATTAACATTATACATGTGTCTAATTGCTTCTTCGGTAGTATTGGCAAACGTATTAAGTCCTAGTGGCTTTGGTATTCTTAATAATTTATCGCCAGTTCTAATAATCCAAAAAGTATCTTTTTCATAATCAGGAAGTTCTTGAATATCTTTGTCGTTTAATCCTAGTAAAGTAATAACGACAGTTGGCAATACCAAGGCCATAGTTATTTTTTTACTAACTCCTTTAGGGTCTTTGTAAAATTCGCGGGCCATTTTATCAGTACCTTGGATTGCAGCATTGAAGAACGGTATCATTTGATTAATGACTTGACCTTCTGATCCATGACGTGAAAAGTTAAGTGTAATTTCTTGCGCAGCTAATGCAGCTTCTTCGATTGATTTACCTGCTTTTTTTGCTTTCATGTATTCGCCTAGTCTTGTGCCTGTCTCTGACATGTCGGTTAACCATTGTAATCCTCCTAGTAATGATCTAAACGCTTCTTTAGGTAATTTTGATGGTTCTATAATTGCTGTTTTTCCCATAGTTTTAATAGATTCAATTGGATTTTCAAATGACTTACCTTTCATAGCATCTTGTATTTTTGTATTCATAGCTTGTCTATCGGAGTTTAGGTATGACGACATTATTGCACCGCTTGATTTGTACTCATTGTACATTTTTTCATTACCAAACATTGCAAATACACCTCGTACAGTATCAACAACGGGAACAAATCCATGTTTTGAATATACATATGCTTCTAATGTATCTTTAATCGGATTCTTAATAAAGAACTCTGGACTTAAAATTGCCCCTGTACGCAACCATTTTGCTTGATATGACATTAGCTTTACCATTGCATTACTACTTGATTCACTCACTGACATAATTGCTCTGTAGTATTCTGGTTCTGTGGCGTATGCCTGTTTTTTACCACCTGTCATTACTGTAAATATGCTATTTTTAGCATCTGCATCGCCTGGTACTTTTTCAACAAAACGTCCTGCTCCGTTAACGTCTGATAATTTAACAAACGCTTGGGCTACCCTATTCCTTTCAATAACATTTAACGTCGAATATGTGTCGATTATAGCTGATTCAAGGGGACTAATAACCGATCTAGCTGATCCGTATTCAGTTAGCTTTTGTTGCTTATCTGAAATGTTACCAAATCCTTCTCCTTTTCCCTTGCCTTTTACTTTTGACACTGTGTCCTCGAAATCTCTAGACATATGTGCATAGTTTTGATTATTTTTTTTCATTTCTGCATATTCTGTTGCACTGGTTAATCCTTCTGCAACTCTCATTCTCATAATGTTATCATTGTAATTATAAAAGTCTTGTGCAATATCTTCAAATTCCTTAGGTGAATCTTTTAAAACAATTGCAGCATCTTCCTTACTCATTGAACCTACATATTTTTCTTTAGTTTTTTGTATTTCTGTTTGGCGTTTTGCAACTAAATAAGTGTCAAATGCTTCATTCCAATTTTTAAAGTTTCCTTCTTTTAGGAATGTTTGATATTTTTTGTCTGTTACTTCACTACTGATTCTATCTATAATTGATCTAAAAGTTACATCGTGAACCAATGCACCACCAAAATGAACGTTTAACAATTCAATAGCCATTACAGGATTTAATTCATTTACTATAATATCAGCTTTAGCCATTGCGGAATTGTTTGCCAATCTTGCTAATTTTTCTGGATTATCTTTTGTTCCTAATTTAGTACCAGTTGCTTTTTCAAACGCTTTTACAAATCTAGTTAATCCAAACTTATCATCTACCATTTTTTCGTAAAACTTAACTCCGACTTCCTCTGCACGTTTTAAAATTGTATTTTCGTGTTCATAGCCAAATGATAATCCACTACGAGCCCTTGCAATAGATGGTTGTGCATACCATGCTCGAATCTTATTACCAATGTTTTCTACCGACTTAAATAGTTTTTTATCAGCGGATAACTTAGCAACAAATTCTGGGCCATAACTAGGGAAATTATTTAATGCTTCTTGCTTATTGATTAGGTATTGCCTAGTAAACTCTGCAACTCCTTCTGCTCTGCGCTGTTCTGGTGTATATGAGTCGTATTCTTTTGCTCCTGACCACATTTTATCAGCGGTTCCTATTAATTCAGCATCGTGACCAGTGATTTTTAGTTTTGAATCTACATGATGACCTATTTCGTGGGACATTGTGTCAAAGTCACCATAGTTTCTTGTTCTTGCAACTCCTGCTTCTGTTTTATATAATCCCTCATAGGTTTTAACGCCTAATCTTCCTGTTCTTGCAGGAACTAAAGCATTAATGTCTTTCATTATTTCAGTTCTTGTTACTGGTTTTTCATAAGTTGTTTCTGCAGGAATTACAGTTGATTTTCCAAGTGATCCTTGTTCTCCTTCTTTTAACTTTGCAATAATAGCAGTGGTTTCAGTTGGATATTTTTCAACTAATGCAGGATATTCTTTTAACACTTCTTGTGGCACAAGTTTTTCATCTTTAATAGCTTGTTCTATAATTTGTTCATGTGTTTTTAATTGTTCTGTTGTTAATTCTGCTACTGGTTTTTCTTTGGTAATATTATCATATTGATCTTTTGTCATTTCCCATGGTTGCTTAGTTGCTAAGTCTGTTAAATCTTTAGTAGCAGATTCTGCAGAAATCTTATCTTGTTCAAGTTGATACTTTTCTCTTGCTGTTAATTCTGTTTTTTGTACATCTGAAACAACTTTACTTTCTGGTGATCTTTTAATACTTTCCATAATTTTATTTACATAATTTTGCGTTTCTTTATATGGAGGAATGCCATTGTATTTTAATACTGCATTAGGTCCTGCATTATAAGCTGCCAATGCCTTTTCTGTATCTCCACCAAATGTTTCTAATTGCTCTTTTAAATATTTGGCTCCACCCATAACGTTACCGCGAACATCGTGAGGATTAACACCTAATCCCTCTGCAGTATCTGGCATTAATTGCATTAAACCAATTGCGCCAGTTGGAGAAACCGCATCTGATTTAAAACTGCTTTCTTGTTTCATTACTGCTGCGATTAGTTCTGGTGATACTCCATATTTTTGAGATGCTTCTAAAATTATATCTTTATAACTACTAGCTTCTGTCAATGCAGGGTGTTCATATGCTGTTGCTTTAGGTAACTCACCAGTAAAATCAGCTAAATGTAAATGTAATCCACTTCCTGTGTCATGATATAGCACTTCTCCCCATCCTGCATCAATAGCCTTTTGTTTAATCAATGCCTGTTGTTCTGGTGTTATAATCCCAACACCTAAGTCTATTGCCCTGCCGTCTAAATGATGTGACGTAGGAGATCCTCCTGATTCTGCATTGACTTCTGGTGTTCTTTTGCCAGAGGTAATAACTGGTTCTATTCCAAATTCGCTTCTTAATACCTCTCCAAACGTATTGGCAGCTACTTTTGTATTATTTTCAACCCCTACATAATCAGATGTTTCAGGACTTATTTCTAATTGTTTTGCTTGCTGTGTAGTTGTTTCTCTCTTTACAGGAGTTACTTGCTGTTCTGATTGTTTGTTTGCTCTATACGACGCTAACTCATCTTGCAACGTTACACCTTGTTCATTTACATGCGGAACAGTCTCAATAATTGGTGTACCTTCTGGTGTAACACCGGCTTGTCGCGATTCTCTTATTTTAGTTATACCTTCAATTGCACCTTTGCCCATTAATAGCGGTGGAATTATTGACATTAATCCGCTACCTGTTGTGGATATTGGTCTATTATAAAACTGTTGTCGTAAATCTGGTTGATTATACCAATCAATTGCACCTCCGACAGTGAAATCGCGTATTACTTTTTGAACACCATTCATTTTTCCATCTGCAATTTGTTTTTGGGCATTGACTTCCTCTTGTGAAAAACCTTCTTTTGGAGTTGCATTTCCATATTCATCAACATTAGCCATTGTTCTTAATTTTGCTTGCTCTACATTTCCTTCTTGATATATGTTTTTAATATCAGTTGCCATAAACGGTAATGATGCTATACCTGCTGTCTTACTAACCAAAGATAATGGCAATGCCACTGGCTTAACTGTTTGATCCATAAAGTCAGATGTTGCCTTACCTGCATATTCTACATTTGCTTTTTGTTGTTCTGGTGTTGTTTGCGCAGAAGTACCTGGACCACCATATAATTGATCTTGTGCTGTTTGCACTTCTTTAGCACCTTGAATTGCACCAATACCCCAGTTTTTAACCGTATCCCTAACATCTTCAAATGCTCTAGTAAAAAGACCTTTTTCTTCTGGTGGAGGTGTAGGTTTTGGTCTATTTGCTCTATATTCCGCTAAATCATCTGATATGTTACCCACTTACTCACTTCCTTCTGTTAGATATTTCTCCTGTATGTCTGCATCTGACCAATGCTTATCATATTTTAAATGTTTGTATTCATCCATTGTTAACACTTCCTTAGGTTTAGCGTTAGGATTAAAACCTCCACCACTAGTGAAAACCCAATAATCTGTTAACATTGCAGATGATTTATTAAAACTTTTTTGTTGTTCGTCTGTTATTTCCCCAACATCTTTAATTTTCTTTTCATATAATGCAATATTTTCTAAATGTCCTTTTAATGATTCCCTTTCAAAATTATGCCAAAATGTTTGATCTGGGGTAGGCTTTTCAAGTGCCTTAAATTTTGCTGTGGCTCGTTCTAATAATGTAATTTTTTGAGCCATTGTAACATTTGAATTATTTATAATTTTTTTAGATTCTTCTAATGTATTAGCACTCCACATTTGTGTTAATGTTGCTTCTTCTGTTTTCTTTTTATTTTCGTTATCATATCTTCGTAAATCAACAAATTTTGCCTGTAAATCAGCAGAATAACTTTTAAAGTTAGGATCTTTACCAAATGCTTTTTCCAACTCCGCCATTGCTGGTTGCTCATTTAGTCCATATTTACCTACCAATGAATCTGTTATTTGTTTAGACTTAATTGGCAATGCTTTTTTATTAATTGATTCGTTAAAAATGTTAATTGATTTTTGATCCACTTTGTCACCGTATCGGATGACTGCTCCGCGCGCTCCATTAATATCATTTTGATCTAATGCGGTTTTAACCATACCAGCTAATACACCGTCACTATATTTCTTAATGTTTTCGTTAATTGTTTCGTTAGGTAATCCTAATATCATTCCCTTAGTTGTTTGGCTTTTAATACCCATTCTTATAGCATTATCAGCTACTTCAAAATTATTATACGCGGTTGATGCTATATCTAAGTTATTTGCAGCTACCGAATCAGACGACTGTATAGCTGCAACTTTAGTTTGTTGCGACTCATGGTTCATAGTTGTATTTTGAAACGATTGTAATTGTGGTTCAATAGCTTTCATAAATGAATTTTTCTGTACATCATTAGTAAACATTTTAGATTTTTTTTCAATAATTTCATCACTTAATTTTTTAGAAGTTGCAGTAATACCTTTTGAATTTATGCCTTGTGTGTGTAGTAATCCAGTATCAGCATTATAATGCAAATCGCTTATCTCTTTTGCGCTGCTTGCCAATGCTGTTTGCACTGCTGATAAGTTATCTTCATGTTGTTGTTGGACTTGCTGATCGTTTAATTCTTTTCCGGCATATTGTAATGATTCACCTATTCCACCTAATGCTTGTGCTGTTCCTGCTCCGTATGCTGTTGGGCTAGCGGATGAACTTGCCATTACTCCAGGCAACTGTTGTGCTTGCGAAACTGGTGTATATCTCTGAACGGTAGCCATTATTTAAATCCCACCTTTTTGCGCTTGCTGTACATTTCTTGTTGCTTAGTTGCACCAGTAAGCAATGATCCTACGGCTCCCATATACCCTGCTGTTTGTGCATTGCTTGCGGATGCTCTAGCCGAACTTGCTTGGTTTTGATAATTGGTTTGTTCTGCTTGATATCCCCATGTTTGTTGTGCTGCGTTTCTACGTGTTGCCAGTGCATCAATATTACCTTGTGTGCTAGTTTCTGTCAGTATGTCCAATGGTGATCCTGTGGCTATATCTAAACCACTAGCAGATAATCCTACTTTCTGTTGACCTGCTATTTGTGCTGTTCTATTTCTAACTCGTTGCTCCTCTTGTGCTCCTGCTTGTGCTGAAATTTCTGCCTGCTTACTTGCGGTTGCAGCATTTTGCTCTGCTGCCTTTGCTTGTGCGGAATACGCATCTGATTGTGCTTGTCCCTGTGAAATGCTTGATACAGCACCAAATGCTGCGCCTAATCCTGAAAGTAATTCTGGTCCTACACACATATTTTCACTTCCTTTTCCAAAAGTTATGTACTTCAATTTGTTTTATACCTAATAAAGATACAGGTTCTATGTTAAAATCTAGCAGTTTAAGCCACTTTAATATAAAAATATTACCTTTTTGCGTATAATTATGCAAGTATCCATATTTATCTAACCATTGTTTAACTAGTTTTTTACTTAGTTTAAAAAATGATATTGGCAATGATGTTACTTCATTTGTAAATAGCATCCATAATGTAACGCCTGTGCTGTCAGGTATTAACCCAACAACACAGAACACTTTACCATCATCCATTCCAACTATGCACTCACATGAAGCGTAGAACGATTCCTTTAATGCCACTAATACATTTACATTAGCAATTGATAAAATCTCGCCTACGTCTTCTGTGCGCATTTTAGTAGCAACATACTCAATATCTTCTATTGTTGCTATTCTGCTATTCATTTTTATTATCTTTTAAATAAAACTTTTCTTGTGCGGTATGCAAAGATTCAGCATATTTATTCGCGCTTTCTGGATTACTAAACTTTCCTAAATGTTTACCTGTTTTATAGTATAAGTCTACTGCTTCTTTATCAGACATTATTTTACCATCATCGCTAACAGTTGGAATTAATATTTCTGTTTTTCCGTCATCGCTGAAACTCATAGATCTAACAGTACTAATGGACCCATCTTTATTTTTAACAATTGGTCTTTTTGATAAATCAATATTTCCTTTCTCCACAATATCACTATAATTAACATTAGGTTGACCTGCTGGAATATTTTCATAACTAGAATTTTCTATTGTTTTTTTATCAACACACATAATAATACCTCCATAATTTATCCATCAACTGTTACATGTGTAATCAGTGCAAGTAATGTAATTGGTAGCGGGTCACTCATCCTGATGCACACCCTTCCTTCTCTATTTGATGGAGCATTAATTGTTATATCCTTATCTCCACTAAATACTCTTACTGGTTCATCCCAATTTTCTTTTTCTCTGACCTTTAGTTCATACATCTTTTTAAAATCAATTCCAATGAATGCATTACGTGAATCTTCCATTCTTAATGTCGCTTGCATTATACGCTTATTTCTTGTTTGTAATGTCCCGTCTTTTAGGGGGAAGTCAACATTTAATGTTTGAATATCAGAAGTATACGGCAATCCAATATGTACTAAAGTAGCCATAAAATCTAATGTAATTATACCACCATTTACTACTAATTGCTTATGCACATTTCCATCAGCTAAAATAGATACTGTTTTTCCTTCAAGATGTGATAATCCTGTTATTGTATTGGTAGCAACTCCACTATAAGTAATACCACAATCAACAAAATAAGATTCTTCTGATTTTATATATGAATATGTTTCTCCATCATCATCTACTGAATAATAAGTAGTTGGTTCACGCTTTGCAAGTTGCTCCACATATCTTTTAGCAACTCCATCAATTGTTCTATTTACAATAAACCATACTTCGTCACGATCTACTCCTGCAATGCTTCCTACACCTTCAAATTTGCCGTCTGTTACATGTTTAGACCATCCCCATACATCTTGCTCCTTTAAGTAAGTAAACCCTAGCAATGTTCCATCATCACAAACGCACCATATAATTCCATTTGGTTCTTGTGCGTAGGCCCAATCAATTACCTTTCTGCCTTTAAATAGGTGTTCTGCAAGTATTGTTAATTCATTACCAGTATATGAGTCAGAATTGTAATCGTAACCAATGTCTCTTATTGATGATCCTTTTGCTTCTGAATAAACCATCTTATTACCTACGGTTAATGGCGTTAAGTTTGATGCACCGTAATAACCTTGTTGTACTGCTGACTGCGAACTAGGTGTAATTGCAGCATCACCGCCACTTCCTATTTTCCAGTTACCGCCAGTGGTGAATGCAATTATCTTATCTAATGATTTTAGGTTCTGAATAATATTAACCTGTTCGGCAACTAATGGTGTTGTAATGCTATCAGAATCAACCATGGGATACGATATACCAAAGTTAGTATAATCACCACTTTGTGATCCCCATAACGTCTGTGGTTGATTTGCGGTGCCACCAAACCATAATCTATTCTGAAAAAATACCACCGCGCAAGGAAAACCATTTAATCCTGACCATGCCCCTCTATAAAACAAATTAGTTGCAGAAGTAGAACCTAATTCTTTAAGTACTGTTGCTGTTGCGCTTGTACCGCTTGTTACTGCTGTTATTTTAGCTATGCCTTTACTTGTATATGGGTCAAAACTTAATGTAACGTTGCATGTTCCGCTTGTATATACTCCCATAAATGCCCTAATTAATATAATAGATTCATTTTCTGTTCCGCTTGCTATTGGATTATAGTCATCGACCGAACTATAAGTTCTTAATTTAGTCCATGTTGTGCCATTGTCTTCTGATTTTTGAACATATAAAGTTCCTTTCCATATTCCGTGAGTAATTAAATTCCATGTTCCTTGCCCTCTTACTGATCCAGTAGTTGTTGCAGAAGATAATGAAGCTGAAATAGACTGATCTTCAATATCTTGTTCTATTTTCATTAAAGATCCTATTTCTAATGAGTTAAATATTGAAGCTGTAGAGGTCAACGTCACTGTACCAGTTGTTGCGGATGGTGTTATTTTTGTTGTATCTACTAAATTAACATTTGCAAATGGTCCATCGTGGTAATTAAATGTTGTTAATGTCCAATTATCATCAGCAAAGCAAGATAAAACCATTGGTGTATGATTAGGATGTACTAAATACAATACATCTGCAGATTGTGCAAATTTAATCATGGGTAATTCAGTATCTAAATATGGGCTGACTACTTCATACGGCGTTCCCATTACCTTTATTTGCGATCCATTTGCATAGAATCTAATGTATAGATCACCAAATTCTAACATATATGTTTTTGTTGAAGACCTTTGAAATGGTATTAGTCTGCTTTTCTTTGCACTTTTTTTAGATTCTGCTATAAATTTAGTGCCTGCTCTATTTACTGCTGCGCCATGAGCCAATGCGTAAAAGTTTTTCATCGTTTTTAAACTACTTGCATACTTTGCTAAGTCTTGCCTTGCATCCATAATGGGGCTAACTTCTCCACCACTAAAACTATTTTGCATTACATGCATTGGATTAGTTGCCATGTTTTTACCTCCTAGCGTTGATATACGCTCTATCTGATCGTACTTTATTGTTATCTGATCTTTTTTGCGCTCCCTCTACTGCCCCATGAAGCATTGCAATGGATAAAGCATACTGATATTTCTGTGTTATTTCTTGCGTTCTAGTTGCACTATTGGTTAATGGCATGATCAAATCAAGTGCCAACTTATACGCCAATACATCAATAAACAACGGATCATACAACATAGGATCAACTATATTAATAGTACATTTTGCATATGCATTTTCAATGTCACAACCAATATACTTATCAATTCCACTTGTTAGCACTTCATATTCGTTTTGTATTTCTTGGTTTGAGTTAGTTCCATTGTATATTCGTCTGATATGTAAACACTCTGGTGGATATGAATACACGTATGACCATTCTTTAATATCAGATACCACCTGCGCCAACATAATGCTTTTAGTAGCAAAGTTCCACGGAAATTGTCTCAATAGAGAATCTCGTGTATATGGGTAGAATAGGTTACACTGCTCTGCCTGTGCGCTTCTTTCATCCAGTGAGTTAATGCTACCTTGCCCTATATGTGCTAATGCCAAATTACAAATATCTATTACGCTTGCCATAACTTCCTCCTAATTATAAAAATAAGGCAGGAAATTAATCCCGCCCTATTTATCTTTTATTTAATTTGCACATCAATAGAGAAGTTAATGTCTATTGTTCCTGCTGTCATTGGTCCAGTTCCTACGATGTAGTAAGCACGGATATAACGTTTTGACCCTGGGGGAATTAATACTTTTACTACTTCTGTATTTGCGGCTAATGCTGTCTTAGCAATCGGCCCGCTATCATACAATACTATTGGAGTTGTGAACGCTAAGTCGACAGACGTTTGCAATTGGATGTTCAATGTTCCTGCCCCTGCTGCAGTAAATGCCGTGCCTACTCTTGCCGTCATATACAATTCATTACCAATTGCATTTCCTGCTGCGCCTTGGTCAATAACATTAACACTTGCAGCAGTTACCGTAATAGGATTGGCTAAATCTAATTGTAATGCTTTATCAATAATCATATCTTATACCACCTTTGTTTCAGCATTGATAATTTGGTCTACACGTCTTACTGGAATACCATCAAATGCTACTACTTTTCTGCCAGCTATTTCATCCATTGTTAATTGATAGTTTGTTTTGTTAACAATCTGTCTACGTAAGAAAGAACGAACCTTTTGGTTTACATAGAATACAGGTTTACCCATTGCTTGATTAGGAAGTAATTCAATTGCTTGTGTCATAAGGTCAATCAAGTCAGCACCAGCACTAGCGTTTTTAGTTAATGCAGCAGTATCGATATTAGCAATACGAACCACATATCTCCAATCCCTTACGGTAAAACCACAATCCCACTTATAATGAGTGCGGTAACCTTGATATTTATTGCCGTTTACATCAAATAATGTTTGTTCACCAAGGTCTTGATGTTGAAAACCAGCCTTAGAACCTTTAGGGAAAATACCATGTGCAGTAAGGTCGCCCCAACATACTAAATAAATAGATGTTAGTCCAGTAGAGCCACCACCATCTAGGATATTAGCCCCACTCGGTGCAGATAACGACGAGAATCTAGGTTGCAATCCTACGAATCTTTCAGGATTAGCACTAGTATCACCATAAATTAATGATTGTCCCATGGTTTGATTCATGGATTCTAAATATGCTCTATCTTCGCCAAGTCTAAACTCGCTAGCATTGCCGTTTAAGTCAGCTAAAACTTTATCAACTTCCGCATAAGCTTCAAGCATTCCGCAAGTGTCAGTAATTTGAGTTGTTTCAGATTTACTATTAGGAACACCATAATTTAATAGTCTCCATGCTACAGTTGGTAAACCTGCTCTAATGGTTGTTTTATGACCAGTAGGTAGATTGCCCTCAATCCATAACATATCATCTAAAATTTCATTAGTTTGAGTTAATACCTCAACAATTTTATCTACCTTTCCATTTGCATCTAGGCGTTTTGCCATATCTTGCAGTGTTACTGCTGTTCCAATAGTCGCCATTTATAATACCTCCGTTTTTTTATGTATTCATACTAGGATATAGTACATCTGCTGCTGACTTAGGTGTATATTTTGTACCGCCATCAACGAATTGACCCTCTGATATCTGACTACCAATATTTTTAAACAGTGCAATCATTTGTTTGTGATTACCAAGGCCTGTGGATTTCAATACCTCGATTAACTCAGGACTGCCAAACTTACTAAGAGTTTTATTAGCTAATTCAATTTCAGCAGGTTTAAAAGATTTAGTAGATTCAGTTGCCCAATCTTCTAATTGCTTACGTTGTGCTTCTTGCTGTCCAAGTAGTTTAGTACCATATAAATCAATCAGTTTTTGAGCACCGTCTTGTGTTAGTCCTAAATCTTTGGCAATACCCATAAAATCACCGGCAGATTCTTTATCAAATACCATGCCTTCCGGTGCTGTAAAGTCTGCATACTCTTCTGGTGCTGATTGTTTTGTTTCTTCAACTTTTGTTTCCGTAGAATCATTTGTTATTTCTGTATTTGTTTCGGTCGTTACATCTGTGCCAGTTGTATCTTGTGCAGACGTATCGACTGTTTCTTCTTCCATGTTAGCAACTCCTTAAATATTATTGACCACGGTTTCCCATGGTGATCACACTCCTTATTTCTTAATATTTCTAGTATTAAATAAGAAATACAACTAATATCCACTCCTTTTAAAATAATTTATACACACATTATACCATTTATACATAATATGTGTATAAATATTTATTTGTTATGATAAAAAGTTTTTAACTGACTGTATTGCAGTGTCTATCATACCTAGTTTTACAGGTTCTTCCTGTACAGACATACTCATACTCCGCATTAACGGCTGTTCA